ACTTTGGCAATTCAATCCCGCCAGTGAAGTGCATAGTGAGTGCCTTCATCTGAGGATAGGTTGTAACGCCTGTTATAACAGCGCCATAAATCTTGTCATCGTAAGCAATCCACAGTTGCCAATCGTTGCTCTGTAGACCTTCCAGCATGTCATCTGCTGTATAGCGCCCATAGGTGTACTCAGCGCATCCCATCATGTAATTGGCAATAAGAGGCCATACCCCGATGTAATCGGAGTTTGGTACAGCGGATATCTTCATCCTACGATGATGTACATAAAATCGGACGAATAAGCCCGATTGCCATGTGTGACAGTGGCGTTGCCTTGCGCTCTTGCTGAAACGTAGAGCGTAGCTAACTCTGCTGCTGCATTAGCCTCTAGCGGCATAAACAGGATGGCAGAATCGAAACCAATACGCGGGTCATACAGGGTTGTAGTGGTAACGCCAGCAGTAGTAGAGAAATATCCTGCGTTATTACTCTTGCCTTCCATCAGGCCACGCACTACCTCAGACACATCACGCGGATTGCCGCCAACAGTAGGAAGCGTTTTAAACTGAACCTTGGATGCTGTGGTCATCGTGTACCCTGCGGCTTCAGGTCAATATCCAAACCAACAGCAGAAGTCCAGTTACCAGTAGGGGTCAACTTGACTCTGTGCCACCGTCCAGCACTACGAACAGAGCAGCGTCCATCTGTATTAGCAACAGCAGTATTCCCGAACTGGATATTCTCGTTTAAAACGTCCCTAGAACACACAGAAACGCTGCCAGAGCCTCCGTTTACTATCGGCCTAACCACTGATATCACCGAGTCATAATTTTCAAGCGTTAGGTCACCAGTTGTGATTGTTGCGGTTAAATTTGAACCGTCAAACGTCTTTACCTGGTTAGCCTTAATACCTGCCATCAGGAATTTGCCACCAGCCCACAGGCGAGAGTCGAAAGCGCGGCTAATCGTGTCCACCGTGCCGTAAGGGTCAAGCGAGTCCAGAGAGATGCCTGTAGAGGCAATTTCAGCTACACGGTCAACGTCTGCTGTACCGTAAGACCATTTACCGCTAGGCCAGTGATAAATCAGTTGCGCCCATGAACCGTTGGATGCTTTGTAGTTCCACAGGATCAGTTTGCGGATAGGATCGGATGCCGCCGACATGGTTGATATCTCAGACAACAGCACATCACGGAAGAAGAAGCGGTCTATCTTCTCAGAGCCAATCGGCTTAACAGATACGCCATCACACATGTAAAAACCATCATCCGATAGGAAGAATGTCATGCTCATGTACTGGGCTACGCTTCCAGGCTCAAAACAGCCTAGACCGCGAGAGATGTTAGAGAATTGGAAGAAGTACGGCGCACCAGCATAATCCATGCGATGCACAGCAGATTCCATCAGGACTAGGCCAAACTCACCGCCTGTAATGCCGCGAACATCACCACCATCAGGAATGTCTTGGTAATCAGCTTGAGATGCAGCGCCAGCAGTCCAGTCGGTTTCATCGTTAATGTCTGACCATAGGACGCGGTTCTGGTTACTGGAAAGGTTAGCTGCTACAACAAAGTCCTTTACCACCGTCACATACTTAGCGGCAGGAGCAGCAGCGGCTAGGTCTGCCCATACGGTAGATGAGCCAAGCACCCATGACTGAAGGTTAGAGCTACCGTTAGCAGCAATTACTCTGGAACCGTACTGAGTTACATCCCAGCCAGTAGCAGAGTAACCACCGCTTTTAGAAACATCGTCCCATTCATCATTAACCGTATCGTACTTAAACAGCTTGGATGCTCCACCAGCGAATAGGTAAGTAGTGCCGTTAAACTTGGACGCAAATACAGTCAGCAAATTCTCTGCTGCGGTTTCAGAAAAGTTGACCACATCAGGAAGCGGAGCATAGCCGCTATTAATCGGGTATACGTTGATTGCATCTGTCAGGCCGCCAGCAACCCCTGGCTGGTCTGGTGTCCACTCACTAAACGGCAGATTCATCTTCATACAGTCACCCAAGTAGTTGTGTCGTTTGTTAGCTCAGTCCAAGTGCTTTGCCCATCGTTAAAGTAGTCATAAACAATGTAGCCATTCAGGACGTAAAAAAGGCCGTCATCTGACAGCCATGTGCTTGCTTCCTCTGTTACCTCTGCCCAAGTCATTTGTATTTCCTCAGACCTATTAAACGGTTGGCCATCATCAGACGGTCATATCCGTGTCCCTTGAAACCGACATTGCCATCGATATAGCGTTTGCCTAGCGGGATTTGGTACTGCAGCTGCCACGATGACTTACGAATACGCAGCCGATACCAGAAAGCCTTGTCACGAAGGCCGTACTCTGTAACGGTTTCATCCTCGGCAGGCACAGAAAACCATGCGTAATGGAAGCCGTAAGCCGTGTTACGGAACAGCCAGAGACAGCGATATGTGTACCGAATCCACCAACTATCGACATATTCTTCAGATGTGGCGTTTATCAGGCTTGATTCGTACATACCGTGCCAGAACTCGTCCACAGCATTATCGGGAGTACCAAAATATGAGAGCCAATCCGGCAGGAACTCTCGTTCTAACGTCACCGTGGCCTTGTTGTAGGTGCGCTTTACAATGTCCGTATGCTGGCGCTTGACTACGAACAGGCAGACGATAGGCGTTAGCACCCATGCCGTCAGTTCGACCAACAGCGCCGGGATGAAGTAGAGAAGCCACCTCATACAATCGCTGCCCTTGCTGCTGAACGAGCGTCAAGAATGTCCTGCTGGACTGGCGTACCAGTCTCTTGGCTACGGATGATGTACCAGTCCGTGCTGGCAAGATAGGCGCGGTTCTCTGCGTTGATTTCTTCCTGTGTCGGAACATACGGAGCAGGCGGAACCCACTCAGCTTCGACTTCAGCAATCAGTGCTTCATGCTCTGCGATATCGCCACCGTATTGAGCAACGTCATCACGGAATAGTTGCATCTGATCGCCTGAGTAAGCAGTAGAGCGAAGCGGCGTTTCACCGTCATACCAAGTGGCTTCCAGAGCGCATGCGTTATCGTACTTAATAGTTTTCAGGGTAATCATGCATTTGCTCCCTTAATTATGGCAAACTTGAGCAGAACAGCATCAGATAAAGAGCCTGCCGTTTCGTTTTTTACATAGATGGCAGCGCCTGTGTTGTATGGATACACTCTTATTGTGTAGTTTTGATTTGATGAAGGTGTATCTCCACTAACTTGAACAATAAGTAAGTCGGTAGCCGAAATTAAAGAGTTATTAAAAGTAAACGCCACAGTTGCACCAGCACCCAGCGCCGCATTGTTCATCGTGATCTGACCACACGGCTTGTTCAGCGTAACAGCCGTACTCTTAGACGTAGCCTGCGTAACCGTGCCACCTGCGCCTGCGCCGTAGCCGAGGCCACCGTTGGCGGAGGACATAACAACATCGGTTTGGGTTATTTTGAAAGTTGTTGCGGCTGATCCAAGCGCCGATCCCGCTGTACCAGATGGGTACGTCAATATCTGAACTACTCCGGTGGAATTAGCTTGATATAGCTGTGTTGCGTATGCAGTAGAGGTATATTTCGCAGCCCCTCCTGAATCAACGTAAAAGTTGTTATATAAACCTATCTGACCTGAAAGGAAATAAAGCCCACTAACCGAGCTTATATCAACTGCCTTGTAGGTTGACTGCCAAGCTTGCGGGGAGCCACAAATCCCCACTTTGCTCCCATCCCACACCACCACCGGCGTACCGCCGAAGTCTAGGGATGCACTGAGGCCGTCTGCTGCTGTTGTGATTGATCCGTTTGCCATTTAGAGTGCCTCCACAAGGATGAATGCGGGGTAGGTTGCAGCGGCGTTTAGCGTAATAGTTCCGGTTCCTGCAGTTCTCAATGCCATCAGTTTGTAGGTATGACTCCCTGCTGTCGGGGAAAGCACAGAAATCGATGTAATGCCAGCGCCAGCGCCGGTCACTAATGGTTGAATTGTTGCTTGCAACATAGTTCCACCTTCATAGATCATGAGTTGAGCAACATCTGTGGAAACTGTCGATGAGAACTGGGCAACAAATCCAGTGATCTTTATGCGTTGCCCACTCAACACATTGACGGTTACTGTAAGGCCAGTAAGGTCAACAGCGGTTGTAATAGAACCCTGACTAGCCGTTACCTGTGCATACCCAAGTTGCCGCGTATTGGCAGAGTCTGTCGAAATGATTGTTGAGCTTGTGATCGTCTTATTCGTCAGCGTCTGCGTGGTATCCGTACCCACCAGCGTAGTGGTCGCATCAGGCAGGGTTGCTGTGCGATTGCTTGCAGTACTCGGCGCAGCCAGTTGCACACTGCCGCCACCGGATGATTGTAAAGTTACGGGCATGTTCTACTCCTGTACCAGTTGTGCGCGTAGGGCTTCGGCTTCCAACTCCAAGTCCTCCAGCCGCTTCTTGTCGTTCTTTACGATTGCATCAGACAGTGCGCGAATCTTCTTCTGGTCGATAGCGGCTAACTGTGCGTAAATAGGTGCGTTCAGTTCGGCGGGGGTGGGGATGTGCGGGGGGGTAGGATCGGAAAATACGCCGTCAACGTAGTCCCAGCCAATCTGTGCAGAAACTGAGGCGACAGCAATCTCGCCATTCTCAAAACCAGCAGGCGTTCCAGTCTGTTCATTTTCATAGTCGATAATGTTGACTACCTTGCCATTCATAACAATGGCGTGACGGATATGGTTAGACATAGTATTCCTCCACGACGATCAGCCCTGCGGCACCGGCACCACCAGCACCTCCACCTGTCCCTGCGGTTCCAGCAGTTCCGCCAGCCCCAACAGAGTAAGAATATGTTGCGCTTGGGGAAGAAATGAACTTTTCAGCATACGCACCAGCAGTTCCGCCACCACCGGCAAATGCAGTTGTATTTGCTCCTGCTCCACCGCCACCACTTCCGTTACCTTGAGCGGTGCCTCCTGTCATGCCGCCGTTGTCTCCTGGAAGCCCTGCACCACCAAAAACCGATGCGCCGCCAATGCCCCCAAACTTGCTGGTAGTGTTGTCTGGGCGAGACCCGCCAGCCCCGCCGTTTACATTTAAGTCACCACCAGATGCCGTGGATGTGCTTCCATAAGACCCGCCACCACCGGCACTAATAGTTCCAAAGGTTGTAGTTCCTCCAGTTCCACCATTGCCAGGGGTCGTGCCGCTGCCGCCTCCACCACCGCCACCACCAACAGCCCTTACCTTGATAGCCACACACCCTGCCGGAGTTGTGTATGTGCCAGAGCCAGAGGAAAACACTTGAACCGTTCTAAGTCCAATAGCCTTGCCGTTGATCTGCGTAATTGTTTCAATTGTCGAAACGCCACTAACAGGGCCAGTTCCGTTAAGCGTGATTGCCATGTCTTATATCCTTAGAGTACGTGCCAAGTGGAGCCAGCCGGAACGGTTACAGTGACACCAGAGTTGATCGTGATAGGGCCAGCAGTCACAGCGTTGCGATTGGTCGTAATCGTGTAGTTGGTCGTTACAGTCTGGTCGTTTTCCATAAACACACGATCAGCACCGCCACCAGTTGCACCACCACCAACAGATGCCCATGCCGTTCCGTTGTAGCCTTCAAATTGATCCAGGTCATCGTTAAATCGGATATAGCCAGCAGCAGGTGTTCCATCACGCTGGGCAGATGTACCAACAGGTAACTTTACAGAGCCAGTGTTGCTTGTCTTTACAGCAACAGGGAGTGTGTTTTCAGTAATTGTTCCAGTGACAGCAAGGCCAATGCCAGCGCCATTTTGGGTTACGGTTAGGGCTGGATCGGTAGAGTTTGCTGCAAGGCTTGTTGCACCGTTGATTGCATGAGTATCAGTGGACTGGTTATCACCAATTGTTGAATCACCATTAACCTGAAGCGAACCGCTGGAGCTAATAGAAGTTGTTGCGGTAACAGTTGTAAAAATAGCAGCGGCTTGAGTGGTGTCGCCAATAGTTGTGCCGTCAATTGAGCCGCCATCTATGTTTACGCTGTTTGCGTTTTGGGTTGAAAGCGTCCCAAGGTTAAGCGCGGTTATTGCAGAGCTGATTGCAGAGCTTACGTCTGCCGCTTCAACTTTGTCTGCGTTGAGGTTGTTAAGGTTTGCATCCATCTCAGCATGTGTTAATGCTGACCCCTTGCCGCTTCTAGTGATAATAGTTGCCATGCCTTACCCCACTGTCACGCCAAGAGATACATTCGGATATTTGCTTCGGTGATCGCTATACCTAATGTTTTGAATTGCACGGTCATACATACTCGCCCATACCGCAATCCGTTCATCGTTCATCAGGAACGGTTCAGCTTCAGCTAATGTTGCGTACAGCAGCGCATCAGGGAAGTTGTCGGAATAGATGTTGGTTTCATTCGTGCTAGAAAGAAGCGTAGGCTTGGCGTAGTACAGCATTTGCGCTGTATATGTATCGCTAGGCTGTGGGGCAAAGTAAATCTGATCGCCCATGATGCTGAAATAGCGAGGCACACCACTCTCAGCCGCATAACCACTCTTGTAGAAAAGATCAGGAGCTTGGTACTCAAGCGTGTAGTTCGGTGAACCTTGCAGATGGATTTCGTTCATCTCTACAAAGTCTGTAGGAAGCTCCAAATCACCGTCATCTGTGGTTGTAGTGGCTACCTTCAACATCTGACGAACTCGCAAATCCCTGGTAAGACGTTCCTCTGCGAAACGGATAAAATCAGGGATGTAGTTAGTCAGGTCATCACGGGACAGGTAGTTACCTACAGCGGCAAGTAATGTTGTATAACTGGTAATCATTATTTGCCACCCAACAGGCCAACAAAGCGACCAGCACCAGATGAATTATCTGGAGTAGGCATGGAGTTTTGGAATGAGAAGTTCGGATTCTGCATAGAGGGGAACAGTTGCGCCATAGACGGAGCATTCAACTGGTAAGGCGCTTTGTTCTTTAGGCGGTCAACCACGGAAGGAAAATTAGTAGGAGGCGCAATGAGGCCCATCTGCATCATCTGCTTCTGCATCATCATCTGATTCTGGTAGGGATTGCCCCAGCCCATTCCGTTACCCCACATCTGATTTTGGTACATAATTATTCCTTTGCAGTGACTACCACCATGAATCCGTTATCTATTTTCTGAAACATTTGTAACTCAAATCGTTGCATAAGCTTTGGAAGCCACCACTCTGGAGGCTCTTGAATAAGGTGAGCATTTCTCCCATCACTCAGCACCTTGACAGCAGGGCCGGTATGAATCGTGAAGAAACCTAGCTCTAATGTGAGTGATTGGAGGTGATCCAGCACAGAATTGAGCAAATCAGGTTCGATGTGTTCCAGTACATCAATACAAGTGACGAACTGCATAGGAACAGGATCGTCCGATAGTTCAGGGATGCTTGGGTCATAGGCTTGTAGCTTTAAGCTTCTTTCAACTCTTAGATTCTCAAATAGACGCATCTTGCCAGCGCCATAATCCAATACTTCATCCACACCTGTTTGCTCAATCAGCCTGGAAACCATAGGGGCAAACTGAACACTTGCCGTCCCATAGTTAGGGTTCTTGTGCAATTCTTCTTGCTGCTTACGGTACGATTCGCTGATTAGCATTTTCAATAATCTTTTTGATATCCCAAGGCGCTTTGTGGACGGTAAAGTTCTCTCCGTACCAAAGCATTTTGTCTGGTGCATACCGCCATTGGCTTGTTTCTGGTACAAGCACCATGCAAGGCACTCCCAAAGCTCCAGCAAGGTGCGCTACAGCCGTTTGGATGGTAATTACAAGATCACACTCAGCTACCAGTGCTGCGGTATCGTCATAGTCCTTAGTCAAAGTCGCATGAGGATAAACAGCGATATTCGGAACAGGCTGACGCTCCTTGTACTCAAGGCTCACAAAATGTGCGTCTATTCCTTGCGTAATGGCCTGTAGCTGCGTTTTATTTAGCTGCCGGTACTTAGCCCCTGTGTGACTTGCTCCGCCCGTCCAGGCGATGCCAATTAGAGGTTTGTTCACAGACTGCTTCAGGTACTTCCATTGCTGTCTACGCAACGGGTCTGCCTTCAGGTATGGAAGGCGAGGGAATTCTTCTTCACTATTACGGTAGAACTTGCCTAGCTCACCCATAGAGCATTGGTAATCAGCTTTGCCGCTATACAGGTTTTTCCACCGTCCACCAGTAACGTATGCGTCAGGGAAGGAGCGTTTGAACAGACCTTTAAGCCTGTAATCGCAATCAATCACTACAGTTGCATCACTACAAGCATCATGGATCATGGAGGCGAAAGAGATTTCATCTCCGATACCCTGCTCACCGTAAATAACTACAGTGCCATCCTCTTTGTCCCAATCTGGGACTCCATAATCGATTCTTTGTCTTTCGTTGAGGCCAAGACACGCAGAGTAGTTTGCCCACCCATCTTTCCATTGGCCTTGAGCCAGTAGACTCATACCAAGGTTGCCTTGTGCTTTTCTGCTGTCAGGGTTGATCTTTAACGATTCCCTAATGATTGGTTCAGCCTCTACAAACATACCGTGATTGATAAGAATAGAGGCATGATTCATGAGCGCAGATGCCTTCAGCCTTGGCGTGTCTGCGAGTGTGACTGCTTTCTTTGCTGCTTCCAGACCTTCATCCAACAGGTACATCTGGTCGCAACATGCGGATAGGTTCAGATAAGGCTCAGACCTATTCGGCATTGCTTCTACGGATGCCTTGGAAAAATGGTAACTGACAGGCCAGTTATTAGCCTTCTGCATGATGAACGATGCAGAGATAAGCAAGTGGGGATCGTTAGGGTTGAACTCCAGGAGTCGCTTAACAATGTCCCAAGCCCCTTCGATATCACCCTGCTCTACTAGAGCCTGTGCTTGTTCTAGGCTCATAGGTGGCGATTCTCACTTACTCGGTGTGTCTTTGTGGTTGTCTTACAAAATGCGTAATTCTCATCAATCTCTCGCAGGATGCGATTCAACATCGTCTTATCCCTGCTATAAATGTCCAGCCCCTTCTTACGAAGCTCTAGCTGAACAATCGGCGGAATAGATGCGTAATGCCACATCCCTTCCTTAATGCCTGAATCCGTTGCGCCACTGTTCTGGAGCGCCTTCTGTTTGTCTGCAAAACTACTCAAATCCTGAGTATGCACAAGCGTTGCAATCCCTGTTGACTCATCGTATTCCATATCGGTACGAATCCCAGTCAGCGGGTCATAATCGAAAAACATCGTTGCTCCCAATAAAAAAGGGGGCCGAAGCCCCCTTCCCATCACTTAGTGATTAAGCGCAGTTAACAACCTTTGCGCTTGCCTTCTCGTTACGGCAAACCAGAGTGAAGTCAGCCAGAATCATGCGCTTCTCAGCGTCACCAGACTTAGCCAGAGTTTCAATCTGCGGGCGACGAATCCATGCAGTTGCCCAGTAATCAGGGTCAAGACACAGAACAGTCGAACCACGAACATGCCGATGCAGGATGGCGGTATGGTTGCCAACGTCCGAAACGTACACTTCAGCAGCGCCCACGATAGTGCCTTGGGTTGCGCCCTTCACTTCGTTGTACTTGGTAGCAACGCCAGGGAAAGCATCCAGAGCAGACTTTTGGGAAGTGCCCAGCAGGATCACACGTGCATCACCACCAGCAGCCCAAGCAGCGTTTACAGCGGTCTTGAGTGCGCCTTCGGTAAATGCACCAGTGGTAGTGCCGTCAACCGGAGCGCCAACAACACCAGCAG